TTAAATCTCAAATTGATGAGTTGAGATGCAGAATCACGCAGCGTTTGAATAACGCAACGTGTGTTCATTGTTGTGCCTGAATTAAAAGATGTCTCTGTAAAAGGCTTTGCAAAAAACGAATTTCCAGAAACAATCACGTTTCTAAACAGCAACCCGGCAATATGGATGCCAACTTGATAGTTGCTAAAGTTGTTGCCAGTGATTGACAGCCCTTGTACTTGACCTTGCGGGTAGTTTGCGTCCGAACTGTCACACAAGATAGTGACACCCATCTGGCGACGGGTGTTAGCTGGAGACTGTGCAGCAGTGGGAAATTGCACAGAGTTTCCAGACAAAACGATGCCGCTCATTGGTCTATACACAGACCAAAATCCTGCTGCAATTCGTGACGCAACATACGATGAAAGACCAGTCGCTGCCACCCCAACGCCACCAAGCCCCAAGCTGGCCGTAGAAGGTACATAGACCGTATTTCCAGTAACCGAAACATTCAGCCCGCCTGCTGCAACACTGACGCCTGCGCCGTAACCTGAAATCAAATTTCCACTGACACTACAACCATAAGACCGAATCTTGATCGCATCATTGGTTGCAGTGTTTGCCAATACGTCAGAAGAAATTTTGTTATTGGCTGCTATCTCGTTAAAACCCGTAAGATAAATCGGGTGCTCTGAGCAGTTGTTGAAAATGTTGTTTGACACTACAACACCGCGACCACTTCTAACGACCGCGCCGAGCGCCCATCCGGAAACCGTTGGTGTATAGGTGCTCCCCTGAACAGTCTCAAGATCGTAGGTTGAATCGCTGGCTACACCATCATCACACCATTCAAAAATGTTGCTATCGACTACCAAATCATCAATGCCGATTGCTGCAACAGCGTGAATAAATGCGCGGCCAACAGTTGCATGGCTCTGGGCAACACACCTGTTGTTTATAAACTTCGCGTCGAAATTGTTTGTGGTGTTGTAGTATCCCGAGCCTGAAGCATTTGCAACAACAGGTTTTTGGAAATAAATGACGGTCGAGTCTACATTTGTAAACAGGTTATCTTTGACGCAAAGATTGACGGTATTTTTTGCGTAGATCGCGCTTCTAAAGTCGTTTGGAATTTGTCCAACAGACCCGTGATTGACATTGTTGCCTTCAAACGTAAACCCAGTAATCGTCACGTTTTCCGTGGCTGACGCTGCGTTGCTGTCAGGTGTACCGACAAAGACAAGCGGGTAACCGTTTGTTGCAATGCTGTCTTTGCGAAGCAAAGTCGCGCCGTTGCCTTGCAGCGTGATGTTGCTGTTGGTGACCTTCAAACCCCAGCGATCATTTGAACCAGCGTTGTATGCAATGGCATACGACTTGCCATTTTCAAATCCCAAGACTCCACCAGATGTGAGACTGTCGATGGCAGCCTGAATCGCAGCCGTGTCATCGGTGACACCATCACCCACAGCACCAAAGTCCTTCACGCTCACCGTCTCGCGCATCTTGGCCTGCGCCGTGCGCGTGACTGCGCCAGCGCCGGCTTGGAGGAAGGAGACCTCAGATGAGTCGATGCCACCGACCACCACGTCGGAGAACCGCTCCGTCGCAGCCGGTGCGCTATACACCACGCTGCCATTGCGGTTCTGCACCTGGATGCTGTAGTCTGAATTGACGTACAACCGCGCAGGCGTGCCGCTGTTCACCGGATAGCCGCCGATGGTACGAATCGGCTGCACTGCGGCCAGCGTCAGCGCAGCGTCCCAGTAGGCCGTGATCGGGTTGGTGATCGGGTTCAGGTTCGTGGTGCCAATCCAGATGTATCCCGATTCAAGCGGCTGGCCGTCGATGTCGGTGAAGATGGGGAAGGTGGGCTGGATGGAGAGCGCGGTCATGGTTGGGGCTCCTGGGGTGATCAGTCAGATGTTACTTGACCGCGCAGGGCGGCCTCGATGCGAGCGCGTGTCTTGCGGTTGCGCACATATTTGCTGGCCTCTCGCAGTGCGGTGACAGCTGGTGCCGGCATGCCAGTGAAGGCCGCCGTACCGATGGTGTCCATCGCAATCATCAGTGCGCTGGCCGTGTTGCTGGTGTTGATGGCACCAGGCGGCGCGGTGTAGATGTCAGTGGCAATGTCGGCCAGATCGCGCAGAACCTGGGCCTGGCGCTTGCCGTAGAGCGCTTCGAGCTTGCCGTCCTGGTCCAGCGTGCGCACAGTGCGCTGCAGCTTGTCAGGCGACAGCAGCGGATTGCCTGACGCATCACGCTGCGACGGGCTCAGGCTCGCGTCCTTGATGAACCGAATGCCGCCTGCCTTGAGATCAGACCAAGCCTGCTGGCCTTCTGGGCCAGATCGCAGGAGCGTGCTGCGCAGCTTGTTCATCTCCTCGACAGGCGACGAGATGATCACCTTGTCGAACACATCACCGAAGGCAACCTGGCGTTCGTCAGTGCCGCGCTTGGTGCCCAGCAACTTGGCCGTGAGGCCGACGTTTTCGAACTCGTTCGCGAATCGCTCGCGCAGTTTGCGGGCGGCACGGTAGGCTTCTCCGCCTGCGCCTTCGGTGGCTGCGTCAATGGATGCGTTGATCTGGCGGCCGACCAGTGCCTCGCGCCGATCTGCCCAGTCTGTGTTGGCATTGACGAACTGACGCAGCGTTTCGCTGGTCTTCAGGTCAATCTGCTGTGGAACAAGGTTGCCATTCTCATCTGGCACCAGTGCACCAAGCCTGACGGCTTCACGGCGCACAGCCGGGATGGTCGGCACCAGACCTTCCAGCGATGACAGATTGGCCAACTGCTGGGCAAGAGGAGCCAACTCAACAGGAGCCTGCATTGCGCCTTCGGCTTCTGCCTTATCGTAGGCGTTGCGCACCTTCCTGCGCTCTACCTCCACGCGATTGACAAGCGCCCTATCCACACCCATGCCGATGGATCGAGGGTCTGCGGCCACAGGGTTCGGCAGATCGATCAGTGCATCAAAGTTGCGGATTGTGTTGGCAGTCAAATTCTCGCTGCGCTCTCGCAACGGGGCGCCGACTTCAGGCAGTTTGGCCGCCTCTTTCTCAAACTGAAGTTGAGCAAAATTGCGCGTCAACATTCCAGCCGTAGGCGCTGCTGGGCCAGTGTATGGAACTGGCATCATTTCAAACCGCGCCGCACGCTCGGCAGCCATCGGCACGCCAGCCGCCCCAGCAGACCCACGCTGCAGCGCAGCAGATGTCTGGCTCACGGTGTCCAGCGCTGCCGGTTCAGCCGGCAACAGACCAGCCGCACGGCCAACAGCTCGAGCGCCGCGTGCTGGAGCCTGCACCACGGCCATCGCCGCAGGGGCGGCTGCAGTGACTGCACGCTGTGTGGTGGCCTGCACGATAGGCGCGGCCTGGCCTGCGGCTTGCAGCACCGCACCAGGCGCGGCCACCACGGGCAGCACGGGCGGCAGAACCTGGGCGGCTTCACCGACTGCGCCCAGCATCTCGCGGCCGGCTTGCGTGCGCGGTGCGTAGGTGAATCGTGCGGCCTGCTCGGTGGCTGCTTGCTCAATGCGCTGCGCTGCTGCTGGTGTGCCGAACTGGCCCGACAGAATCTCTCGCGCTAGGCCTGCGCCCGTGCCCTGGATCATGCCAAGCGGGCCGCCGACAGCGCCCGTCAGCAGTGACAGCGCGGTTTCGCCAGCGCCGACGACGCGATCTCCAACGGAAGGCACCGGTCCAGCCTGTGCGGGGCTGATTGCTGGCGGAGCGACGTAACGCTCAGGGCTGACCTGGACGGCCTGCTGCGCCTGCGGAACCAAACCGCGCCGCCTTGCCTCTTGCAGCAGACCAGCCTGTTCAGGCGGCAGGATTCCGCGCCGTTCAGCCTCGAGGAGAAGTTCGAAGTCCATCAGCGGCCTCCAGGCATTGGCGACTGCGTGAGACGCCGCAGAAGTTCCTCATTCGACATGCCGGCGTAGGGCGAAGCCGCAGTCGGTGCAGCACGCGGAACAGCCGAGGCAACCTGTCCAGGTTTGACAGGTGCGCCAGGGATGGCTGCCGAAGGCTCTCCGCCTTTGGGCGGAGTTTCGGTCGCCTGATAGAAGATATTGGCCGTGTTCAGTCCGTAACCCTTGGCAATGCGCTCGATGCCTTGGCGCACCTGGCCCTCTTGCGTCTGTGCCGTTTCGTACAGTTTTCCGGCTTGACCCTTAAACGATGCACGCTGCGAAGGCGTAAGCCGTTCTCCGGTACGGACTCGGTTGTATATGTTCAGGATTCGATCAGGCACGCCTCGCGCGTTTTCTGCCGTGGCGTATTCACCTTCACGAACCACAGAGCCAGGGTCCAGCATCTTCATGTAGCCGAAGATCAGAGACAGGTCACCGACAGCAGTATCCTCAGACGCCAGGATGCGGCCATAGGCCGACTTGACCTCTTGGTATCCCTTCGTCTGATCGCTGTATTCCTTGCGGAATTTGCTCTCAGCTTCTGGGCGCTTGTCTGCTGGGATGACGCCGGCAGATAACTGATCGGCTTCTGCCCGAGCCCGAACGGCGTCTGCGCCAGACTTTGCCGCCGCAGCATCGGAGGCACGGCGTGCTGCCTTGGCCGCCTCAATCTGCGCGTTCGTCAGGTTCAGGTCAGCGCCGAGCTTTTCCGGCGCCAACTTTGCCTCGGCTTCCTTGATGAGAGTCGTGGCCGTTTGCTCGCGCACCTTAAATGGCTCCAACGCCCGTGCCCTGCGCTCTTCCTGAGTCTTTTGCCATCCCTCAATCGCTTCCTTGCTGCCAGGCAGGCCAGCCATCGCGGCGCCTGCTGCGAAGATGCCATTGGCCGGGTCCAGCTTGGCCAGCTTGGCAACCGTCCCCCACGCCTGCGCCATCTGCGGGTCATTGTCAGCCGCCGCACGCTCTTCCAACATGGCGATGCCGATCTGCGGGTCTTTGCTGCCAAGCGCGGCCATGACTTGTGTGCCAAAGCTCAGAGCGTTTTGCTGCTGCGCTTTGCTCATGCCTTCAAATACCTTCGCTGCCGCTTCGGACTGATCCTTCGGTGCGATGAGGCGATATTCCGCAAAGTCAGATTCCTTCGCAGTCCCTCCGCGAATCTTTCCAAGCAGAGAGTCGGCCGCCGTGGCCAGACGATTCTGGGCATTGATCTTGGCTTGAATTTCCTGCTCCTGGGCGGCCTTCAACGCCAGCGCCTGCTGGTTGGCAGCCCTCGCAGCTTCAATGTCCTGAAAGGTTGCACCCAGCTTCAAGCCCTGCAGCACCCCGGCGAAGGGGTCTGCCATCTGCAGTTGGTAGTTGATGGGCTGAACCATGTCAGATACCTCCAGGGCCGCCAAACGGAGCCGTACCAATCAGGTCGCCGCCGCCACCTGCTCCACCATATTCAAACGGCGTTGGCACCATCGGAGCGTTCTGCGCACCACCGAACAGATTCCCGAACACATTGCGGCCGGTTGCCAACTGATAGCCAGCCAACTGCCCAGGCAACTGCGCCATCTGCACGAACGGTGCAGCACGCCCCAGCGCACCGCCGGCCTGTGCCGCGCCCTGCTGCTGCAACAGATTGGCCACGTTGCTGCCCATCGCTCCGGCCGCCGACGCCTGCCCAGCAGCCGACGCTTGGCCGCCACGGTATAGCGCCTCAGTCACGCCCAGGCCGGTGCCGGCGAATCCGCCGAGGCGCCCATATTGCTGCTCAATGGCTTGCTGAAGCATCTGCGGCCGGAACTGCGCCAGCGCCGCCTGGATGTTGCCGCCACGCAGGCCGCCCGTGGCCGATGCGCGCTGCAGCATCGCCTCCTCGCCCTGGCGCACCTGGGCCTGGAGGAACGGACTCTGCTCGATCTGTGCAATGGCCGCCTGCTGTGCCTCGGGGCCGCGCAAGCCCGCCAGGGCCTGCTGCTGCTCAAATGCCTGAGCACCTGCCTGCTGGAAGGGCTGGAAGCCGCTGATGGCCTGCTGGCCGGCGCCCACATACGGAGCCAGGAGCTTCTGGATCTCGTCGAACTGCCGCCGTTGTTCTTCGACGCCCATCTCGGCGGCACGCTCCTGTGCGCCTGCGGCCTTGCTGGCAGCGCGGGATTGCGTGACAGAGCCGAGAACGGCGCTGCTTGCAATCGCTACTACGGGATTAGGCATCGCTGCCTCCTTTGTTGAACTCGGTCAGGTAGGCGTCGAACTTCTCGCCGTACATGCCCAGAACCTTGTGAGCCACCGACGCAGCCGCCGCTGGGCCATGGCACAGGCGAACAGCGGCCAGCACCAGCTCGTAATAGCCGGCACGCCAGACGTAGGACTGAGCCGATGCGCCGCCCTCGCGCTCCACGCGGTCGGAGGCTTGCCACTTCAGCACCATCGAGCCCAGCAGCGGCGACAACTCGGCCGCGTGCTGCGAGAAAAACGAGTTCTGGGGCATGGCCACCAGCGTGTTCCAGATCAGGGCGTCGAGCACTTCGCGCTTGACATGATCGCCATCGGCGTAATCGTCGAACGCCTGGATGGACTCCCATAGCATCAGCAACCACTCAGCGGCTGCCGCTGGCAGCATGAGCGAGTCGAAGTGCGTGCGCAGGCTATAGGTCATGGCGTCCTCAGAGGCCGCCGGTAGCCATGAACTCGGCACGCGCATTCTATGCCTTCCCGCTCATGGGTCAATCTTCCTCTTCTTCGCGCTCTTCCCAGGCCTGGCAGGCGCGCAGGTCGTGGCAGACGAATTCGAGCTTCTCGCAGTAGCCACGGAAGCCCGCGCCGATGTCCCAATCATTCCATGGGATGCGGTCCATCTTGATCTGCGCGTCCTCGCTATTGTCATAGTACTCGCAGTTCGAGCACCGCCTGCGCCGCGCCTCGGCCTCGTTGACGTGCATGGCCTTGCCAAGCGCCACCCAGTAGACCTTGTTCGCGCCGCGCTCGTTGCTCGGCTTCTCAGGCCCGAGCATCCAGTCTCGGATAGCGATGCGCGTGTTTTCGCGGTTCTCGCTGGCGGTGATGAACGGCTCCTCGTCTGGGATGCCACCCATCTCCATCATGAACATCGGCATCTTGGCGTAATCCATCACGAAATCTCCCGTCCGCTGACACGCAGCGTGAGCGCCGTGGCCGCACTGGCGATGGTTGAGATGAACGAGCCCGACTCCAGCGACTGGCCAACCAGTTCCTGGCACAGATAGCACTCACCAGGCACCACAGTGCGGTCGTCGATGATGAGGTTGGAGTTACCAGCCGAGCCGCCCGAGGTGACGAGGTTCACGCTGAACGTGCGATTCACCGTGTCCGTGTTCGTCACCGTGGCTTTGTCGATGATGGCCTTCACGGATGTGGCGGTGTACTGCGTGGTTTGCGTGGCCTCCATCTGCTTGGGAGGAACGAGGACTTTGACGGTGACGGTCATTGGAACCCCTGAATGTTGTTGGAGACGGTCAGGATGATGCTGGGAATACCCGGATGCGGCGCCGCCGCCGGGGCGGCCAGCAGTTGCACGCCAAGGTTGCTGACCGAGAAGACCAGTTCAACGTAGTCGCCGGCTTTGAGGGTGAAGAAAAAGTTGAGTGCCACGAACACCTCGGCATTGTTGCCTTGAACGCGAACCTGCGACGCGGAGTTTGTGACATCTGCGCCATTCAACGCAAACCACAGATAGAACTCCTGCGCCGTAGCCACGGTGCTGTCTAGCTGGACGGATGTCTGGAAGTTGTAGATTCCGTCAGTGTCCACGTAGACCCGTGACGTCGTGGATCCGAGGTAGACGCCGGATGACAAGTCCGTGGTGTTAAATGTGATCTTTGTGGCCGTGTTGATCACCAGCGCCGATTGCGTTGTGGTGTCATAGAACGAGCCATACCGCGAACGCTTGAACTCGCGCTCGGGCGGCGCCGTGGCCAGCAACTCAACCAACCCGCTCAACTGCGAAATAGCGTCCAGCGCCTGTTGCGCCTTGTTGTCAGCCTGGAACGCCACATCCTGCGCCAGCGTGGCCACAGCATCCAGCGCCTCAACGGCCTTCTGATCGGCATTTCCGGCATTGATCGTAAGGTCGGCCAGCGTGGTTGGGGCCAGATCACCAACTGTGGCAAACAGCCGCTCGAACTGCTTGATCTGCTCATGATCCTGCAGAAACGACGCGAGTTGGTCCCGCGTGAGGTTCAGGCGCGACGAGGTGGCCATGTCAGTACAGCGTTGGTTCTAGCCGCGCCTCAAGGCGGATGAACGACAGATGCGCGTCAGAATCTCCCCGGAACCGCTGCATGCGGAAGTTGCGCATCGCGCCCTGCCTGAACCAGACCAGGCGCTTCTTGGTGTTGCCGATGGTGCCTGCGGTGATGTACTTGTCCTGGCTCCAGCTCATGCCATCGAGCGAGTAGCTGGTGCTGATCTGCGGGTTGTTGCCAAGCGCCACGCGGCCAGTGAGTGAGACGAGTTCGAGTTCGTGGAAGATCACGCCCTTGGACTCGTTGTAGACGATGGCCGTTCCGAACTCCCAGCGCACCGTCTGGCCCCAGTGCTCGCCGACCGTGCCGCTCAAGTAGCCGATGGCGCTCGACTGCGGGTCGCCCACCAGCCAGCGGTTGTAGGCCCAGACCAGATTGCGCGCACGGTACTGCGCGAATCCCACGGTCGTGCTGGTCAGTGTGAACCAGATGTACTGTTTGACGGCCTCGCTGGCAGACGCATCGAAGACCAACGTCCGGTCCGGTAGATGCACATACAGGTGCTGGTGCGCCTTGTCGTTGCGGGCCTCTAGCTTGACCTGCGAGAGTTGCGAGTCGGTGTAGGTCGCCAGGATGCGGTCCACCTCATCGGTGCTGATCTTGGTGGCCGTAGCGTTGGCACCGAGGTAGATGCTAGGTTCCTCGTTGCGGCCACCGCCTACGAACGCGATCTGCTCCTGGAACACGCAGCACGCGAAGGTTCCAACGGCGCCCTTCTGGACTTGCGCGCCGTCAATGCGCTGGAACGGGAACAGGTCGCCACCTACGTTGTCGAAGACCTCGATGGTGTGCGTGTTGATCGCATAGACCTCGTTGCGCAGCTTGACCAGCGCCACCACCGGGTCGGGGTCGGCCTCGCTGGAACCATACTTCAGCGGGTTCACGGCAAACGGGTTCGACAACTCCGTGACCACCAGGAACTCGCCGTCAGTGGTCATCCAGTAGCCATCGACCCAGCACATATCGACCACCGTGCCCAGGTCGGGGTCGGTGTTCTGCGCGAGCACGTTTGTGGCCGGATTCCAGAACCACAGATTACCGGCCGATGCGATGCCCAGCAGATCGAAGCTGTAATCCATCGTCACCAGTTGGCCATCGGTGCCCACGTCACCCAGAATGGTCACGGCTCCGGTGCTGCTGACCGTGACGAGCTTGCTGCCCATCACGCGATAGACGATGCCATTCCACTCAATGCCGCCACGGTCAATGCCCGGCCCGGTGCCGTTGGCCACGATGCCATCACCAGGCCGCAAGAACGAGTCGCTGATGCCAGACGGCACGGGCGTCGGCACCATGTTCACCGGGTACGAGGTCCGAATGTCCGGCCCGTTGTCGGTGTAGATGCCTGAGAGGATGGGGATTTGCATGTCAGCAGTTCCAGGCCTTCAGCGCCAGCGCCTTGCGGGTAGGCTTGCCCTTCTCGTCCTTCATCGGCCCAGGCATGCCACCCATGCGAGCACAGAACGACTTGCGCCGCGCCGCGTCTTTCTCGTTCTTGGGGTTGGGTGCCGGCGGCTTCAGATTCATGCCCTGCGCCTTCGCAGACGCCCGCCCCTTGGCGTTCAGGCCACCCTTGGGGTTCTGGCCCTCCTTGCGGGTCCAGGCGGGCGTCTTGGCCATATCAACGCAGGCCCCGGCCCGAGATGATGTGGATCGACCCGCCACCAGCCGGCGCGATGTACGCCACCGTGCGCTCGGTCTTGCCCTTGCTGAGGCTGACCTGCGCGCTGGGCGGCAACGGGAAGTCTGCCGTGGTTGCCGTCTGCGTGCCCTCTCCCACGCGCACGTAGGTCAGCACGGTGGTGCTCAGGTTCGTGATGACCACGCCCTCGTCGGCCGTTGTGAGCGTGCTCGATGCAGAGGCCGCGCCAGGCGAGACGACGACACCCGTGCCGTAGGCTGGGCAGAAACTTTCGTAGGTTGACGACATGGTTTTGTCCTCGTTGATCAGGCGATGCGATACCAGGAGTTGGTGGGCTGGTAGAACCTCATGCGGAATAAGTCATCCGCAGCCAGTGTGCCGGGATCACCATACGCTGCAGCGGCGCCGTTGAGCGCCAGCGTGAACGCCGTTACCTGCTGCGTGGTCGTGATCAGAATCTCGGTGCCATCGGGCGTCGATGTGTTCAGCGGCAGCGTGACGGTGCCGGTGGCCAGCGTGCCAGCGGGCTG